CATGGTCTACAAGCTGCGTAAGCAGATCAAGGACGCAGGGTGGTTGCCTGAGCTGGTGCCCGTGCCTGATCTTCCTATTCAAGAAGATGACGTTGACCAGACTCTCAACGAGCGGGCCCAGGACTACGGCACCTTTAGGGACGGCGCTGCGCTGATGCAGGGCATCAAACGACTGCTCGCGGGCCACGCAGCCAAGCACGACAAGACGTTCGCCGATGACCAGTGGGAAGCCTTGGAAATGATGGTGCACAAGATCGGACGCATCGTCAACGGCAACCCCGACAAGGTGGACAGTTGGATAGACATCGCGGGTTACGCCACACTAGTCGCGGACCGCTTGCAGGGGAACGCGAGGTGAGTGCTGAAGAGTACTTCAAGACTATCCGGTGGAGGGTATTCGCCCTCTTCTTGATAGCCGTGTGGCTTTTTTACGAAACCTGGGGAAACTACTAGGTACATTTTGTACGATACCTGTATAATTTAATTTTTAACCATAGAAAGAAAGAAAGAAGATGAACTTTAATTTAAACATTCACCGCGTCAAAAGTATTCGCTTAGGCGCAATCCGTCCTAGCCAAGCAAACGAAACCCGTTCTGCTTCCAGAGACCTGGTCATTGAAACTGATGAAGGCAATTTTGAATTGTCCTTGTTCTCGGTGCACGTTGACCAGGACAACGATGAGGAGCTGTTAGAGGTCAAGGTATGAAAGAAATACGCTGCACCAAATACGCTTGCGACGTGTGTGGCAAGTTGTTTCAGCATGCCAAAGATGCTCAGGACTGCGAGAGCAATCCTGTTCGCGAAGACCGTGGCGTCAAAGTGGGTGACGTTGTTCGCATCATCAGAGGTGACGGGACCGGTGGCCTGTGCAAGGTAGATCGCCTGTGGGTGGTTGAGCCTGGCCGGGGCCCGAAACAATACGACCACACTGTCATGGTGTCTGGCTTTGTCATTGACTCATGGGGCAGCAGGCAGCTGGCCTACGACAGCTACGAGGTGCAATCATGAGCATGAACTCCCCCTTCCATTTAAGGCAGCGGGAGTTCAATGCATTCAACGCCGGGAACCCCAAGGTGTGGGAATACTTTGAACGCTTCACGCTGGAGGCCATCAACGCTGGCCACAGAAAGATTAGTCACTGGCTTATCATCAACCGCATCCGCTGGGAGGTGGCCATGGTCACCACCGGCGCGGACTTTAAAATCTGCAACAACCACATTGCGTTTTACGCGCGCCTGTTCGTTAAGGTGCATCCGCAGTACCGGTTTATCTTCAACCTCAAGCGCATGGAAGACGAGCCATGGCACGGGGACATGCCGCTATGACAGAGTTTGAAACCACCGTTTGCGGCATTCCCTGCATCATCCGCGTGCTGTCATGGGACGAGTACCGCCCGGCCTACCTTGGCGGCGCACCTGAGAACTGCTACCCGGCAGAGGGAGGGGACGGGGATTGGGAACTCCTCGATCGCAAGGGCCAACCCGCGCCATGGCTGGAGCGCAAGATGACGGGGCAAGACCTGGCCCGCCTTGAGCATGAAATCTTTGAATATATGGAGAATTGATATGACAACACTTAAATATAAGCGCCGCACCTTTAAAGAGGTGGCAGCAGAGGCTTATGCCAAGGGCTTTAGTGAAGGGCGCAAAGAGGCCCGCATGGACGCTGAGAAGGAATGCGACGCGCTGATGTTCACGAACCTCGAGTTGGGCCGCACGGCCATGGAGCTGGAGGGCAAGCTGGCCAACATGACAGTGCGCCAGCTGGTTTGGTCACGGATCACGGGCCTGTTTAGGGGGCGGTCATGAGTGACAAGCCAATGATCGACCCCGCACGCATGGAGCAGTACTTAGAGCATGCGTTGAAGAGCAAGATCGACAAATACTACGTCAACGGTTGGAACGCCGCGTTGGAGACGGCAGCGGTCAAGCTGCAGGTGGATTTCAAACAGGCGTTTGGGGCCGACACCTGCGCGAGCTGGGCAGCATGGCTCAAGGAGCAAAAGAAATGACCTTTACAGAATGGTGGGAACAATTGACCAAAGCAGAACACAAATCCCTCGGCGAAAAAAACGCCAGGTTTGTCTGGGAAGAATGCCAAAAGTACACCCTTATGACCATTGAGGACGCGTGCAAGGCACAGGTGGCCTATGACCAAGGGCACCATGACGGCTATGCCCAAGGGCGCAAGCACTACGAGGTACAAATTGCCGGCTGGAGACTTCAACCAAGCCTGCGGCCCGGCATGATTTGGATTAGCGACGCAGGCGGCGAGGGCGGGGACTTTCATATCCACGAGCTGGCCGAAGTGATTGGTAAATTTTATGAGGAGAAGTTTTGATGGAAATGCAAAAATATACCGTGGCTGTGCAGGGAATCAAGAACCACCGCTACGACGTGGAGGTGCTTGCCTACAGTGAGGATGATGCTATCGACCGCGTCCTGGACACTACCAGTGACGACCTGACCCTATTGCAATGCGGTGAAGTGGAGGCACGTTTATGAGCAAGATAAAAATCCAACTGGTCGAGGATGAACAGGAAACGCCTAGCGTATCTGAGTGGATGTGGAAAGGCTTGAAGACGCTCTTGAAGTACGTGAGCCTCTTTGCCATTGCCTGCTTCGCCGTCGGTTACTTTTACAGCTGTTAAAGGAATTTTCAAATGAACAACACACCAGCATTTCCACTCCCTAACATGAACACAGGCATGACCCTGCGAGATTATTTTGCAGCCAAGGCTATGCAGGGACTGATTTCAGAACCATCTACACAAGGAACTATGGAGGAGTTTGCTAACAGGGCTTACAAAGTAGCAGACGCAATGATGAAAGCGAGGGGGGAAACAAAATGATACCAACACCAAAACTTCGTTGGATTAACAGGCCGATTCCAAATTTCTCTCTTCGTGTTGAAAGGGTTCTCCAGCAATGGTGGGAACAGGACAACAGCATAAATATGGGATGGGGTGACATTCCAATAAATACACCAAAAGGTGAATGGCGTGATGTGCCAATAGAAAAGGAAACAGAATGAAAATAATCAAAGACGTTCCCGCTACGGCAAAAAAGAAACGCAGGATAACAGTTGAACTGCAACACGATGACGAGAAACTCATGTCGTTTAGGCCAAACCATTACTACAAGATGGGAGAGCCTACAGAAGACATCGTGCAGGGCTACACCATCATCGGTGCATGGCCCACGGACTGGTGCTCAATAGCGCAGGAGTGGCAGATATGAAAGAAGAATGGTTATTTCCGAACGCATTTGTACCTGTGGACGTTGAAACAACATCAGCACTTGTGGTTGAAATCAAACGGCTGATTGATGTTGTTGGCGGCATGGCCTTGGCACAGCCAGCACAAGCGCCTGACAACGGCGATGAATTGACCATTGCGTACATGAGTGGCGTACATCGAGGCAAAGAACTCGCAGCACAGCCAGCACGTAAAGATTTTTTAGATGAGGTCGATACGGTTGGAAAGTTTGTCGGCGATGTAAAAGCTAATTTTGTTGACGAGGTGAACCGGGCACAGCCAGCGCAAGAGCCTGTGGCGTGGCACGACAAGATTATGGGCATGGAAGTCAGCATGGATGTGTCAACGGGCGAGGATGACATTGACCACCGTGTCTATGGTCAGGTTTATGAAGTAATTTTGTCTGATGGAGGTGGCACACCTGACGTAATTCTTGCAATTAAATCTGAGCAAAATTACACCACCCCACCCGCACAGCCATCACAAGAGCCTGACTACGCCTACCCGACCATTGAAGGATACGAAGAAATCACTGGGTTCAAAGTAAATGACACGTTCAGAATGGGATGGGCTATGGCTAGAACCACCAATGACTTATTCAGACAAATGGAGAAGCAAACATGAAAGAAGACTTAACTAAACTTCTTATGCAGAGCTATGACGAAGGGGTTAAAGATGCTCTGGATTCCGTTAAGGAAGCCCTTGCAGCACAAGAGCCTGTAGCGTGGCTTGATGAAGAAAAGAAAATTATCTATTGGCACAACACGCATGAGACTGATGATTACCACGGGTTTAAGCGTTCAACACCTCTCTACACCACCCCGCAACAACGCAAGCCGCTGACGGATGATGCTCGTGGCTTGCTTGTGATTGAACACCTTGGCCCAAATGCTTTGCTTCATAAGCCAATGAGCATCTATGACGTATTTCACATGGGTATTGATGCCGCCGAAGCCGCCCACGGAATTAAGGAATCAGAATGACTCACATCACAATTCAACGGTCAGCAATGGAAACCGTGCTTGAGGCGTTATGGACAACTGCAAACCCTAAAGCAGAAGAAGCCATCACCGCCATCAAAGCAGCCTTGGCACAGCCAGCACACGTCATAAGTGAAAAAGAGCAGTTGAAGCAGTGGATTGCAACAACGAATTACTACAGAGCAAAGCGAGAATATGAACCGGACGCAGCACAGCCAGCACAAGAGCCTGGTTGGGTATGGGCTTGCAACGAATGCGGGTCGCAGGAATTTACATCAATACTCTCTGAAGCTGACCTTAAGCATCTTGCGTGTGCGGGGTGTGGGTGCGACGAGTTTCATAAAGAAGCCAAATTGAAGGACAAAAACAATGGATAAAAAAGAAACTTATTTGGGTGATGGCGTGTATGCCAGCTTTGACGGCTATCAGATATGGCTTGCGGTCAACCACCATGCGAACAATGTGGTTGCATTGGACCCAATGGTGTTTGATCGCTTATGCCAGTATGTTGAAATGCTAAAAATGTCAAATGTCGACTTCAAGGCGGAAACCACATGACCCCCGACGAACTGGTGACCCGATTTAGAAACCTGTTAAAAGCTATCAAACAACTTAGAGGAATATTATGAGACCCGCTACTTTCTCCACACAAGAGCCTCCCGTTTTCATCGACTGCGTAGAAACTAAGGAGTACATCAGCGGTTTGCGCAGGAGGATTGAGGTACAAAACGACCTTATGGAGGCTTTGGCCACGGAAATCCATGGGCTTAAGAAGGAAAACGCCCGTTTGGGGGATGAAGTCGAGAAACTCTCCTTGGACTTGGGCATTAAGAACGAGGAAGTCGGGGCTGGGTGGACAGAGGTGCCCAAGTGACACCGTCTCTGCAGGACATCATCCAGGCCCTCGATCCACGGACCATGGTCCAAGTGGTCATCATCACCGCTGGCGGGCAGAAGTACGCCCTCATCGGGCCCGTGATTCAAGACCCACGGATCACGGAGTTTAACGAAGTGACGGAGATTGAGTTTGGCGAGCTGCTGCCCATGGAGGTGGCGGCCAAGATGCTGTCGGGGGAGCACCGGGAGTGGTGGGGGACGGGGTTACAGTGACCTAGCGTCCCGGGCCGTCCGTGCGGTCAGTCTCCACTAGGTTGACAATGCGGATGTCTGTGCGGTCCCCGTTTAAGAACTTCAAGCGCTTCTCGGGCCAGTAGCCCATGTCCAAGGCCCATGAGACCTTGGCCGCCAAATACGACACCCCGTCAATGTTCACACGAAGCTCGTTGCGCGGGGTCTCATACCCTGCAATTGACCCCACGGCACGCCCTTTACGGCCCACGCGCCAAATCAACACCCCCATTCCACCCGGTTCATAGTCAAAAAGCTCGTTCAAGCGCTCAATCGAAGGATGTAACATGGTTCAGGCTCCAAAAAAGAGTGGTGATGGGTGATTGTATAGAGATAAACGGTAAATGTATAGAGGTAAATGGGCCGAGGACCACGGACCGGGGCCAAATTCGCGGATATATATAGAGTGAAAAAATATATGTTACGTGGTAAAAGTTTTGTGTTGAAAATGACGTAATAGATGTAATGGTGTAATAAGGTAAGTGAATCAATGGGTTAGGTTAATACAGTATGGATATACAGGTGTATGGTGTGTAATTCACATAAAATGCGCGCGAGCTAACTTTTTGAAAAAAACTTTTCATACGTTGGTCTATTTTTTCCTAACTAAAACCCTGAATTTGACCCTTTTTGCCCTTGTTGTTGCGTTAGGTGTGGTTTTGTTGCACAATGTAGGCATGAACATCGAAAAAAACATTCCCCTCCCTGGTGGCGTTGACCCCCGCGAGC